TCGCTCGTTTAGAGCAAGGCTCAGTCCAGAATAATGAGAAAGCATTTAATCAACGCTATGCTCAAACTAAGGCTGCATTGACCAAAGCAGTTGAAGAAGGTGATACTGAGGCTCAGGTAAATTTCCAAGAGCAGATGGCAGATATGCGTGCTGCGATTCGAATTGCTGAAATGCAAAAGCAACAGCGTGCTCAGCGAGCCGCATCACCCACAGTTGGCAGAGCTCAACAAGTCGCTCAAAATCCAACACCGAGAAAGGCAATGGACTGGTATGAAAAGAATCGCTGGTTTAATTCTGGTGGTTTTGAGCGAGAAACTGCTGCTGCAAGATCTATTGATGTTCAACTAGACATAGAAGGATATGACAAAGATTCAGACGAATATTACGACGTTCTCAATAATCGTTTACAAAAAGTGTTTCCTGAGCTAAACTCAGGATCAAGTCCGTCTAAGACAAGAACAAAAAGTAGACAACCAGTTGCGCCAACTACAGGCGGTTCATCTTATAAGGGCAATAGAGTGCGTATGTCGCAGGATCAACTTAGGATGGCTCGTGAACTTGGAATTACAGACGAATCAAGTCTTAAAAAATATGAAGCCGAAATTAGGCGTCAGCAAAGGAGCCAGTCATGACTGAGAAAAGAAACGTGCGTGCAAACGAAACTCGAAATTCCACTCGTAATGAGCAATCTCGCCCAGATACTGCGTGGAAACCACCATCATTGTTGGATGCTCCAGAACCTCGTCCAGGATACACCCAACGATGGATAGCTACCTCGATTCAGGGTAAAGAAACTCCAGATAACGTGTACAAACGTATGCGTGAAGGCTGGGAACCTCGCAAAGCTGACAGCGTGAAAGATCCGTTGTTTCCGACTATCAATCATGGTCAGTGGGCAGGGTCAATTGGAATTGAAGGAATGTTACTTTGCGAAATGCCTAAAGAAAAGCATCGAGCAATGAAAGAATACTACCATAATCGTAGTGTCGAAGCAAACGAATCAGTTGCAGGGGATCTCGAGGCATTAGGACGAAACAATGGACAACCAATCTATCAAGAACGGAAGTCCTCTTCGAGCCGTGGCAGGGATCTCTCTGTCATGGAAGATTAAACTTTACGCTGAAAGGAGCGAATAATGGCTAATGTTGATGCAGCCTTTGGGTTTGTCCCAATTCGCCATATGAGTGGTAATGCCCCACGGACTAACAAGTACACTATTGCTTCAGGTCTTGCTGAGAACATCTTCACAGGTGACTTAGTTATTCTGATCAATACTGGTTTGCTTACTCCGCACACTGCAACAGAAACTAATAATATTGGTGTCTTTGCTGGGGTTTCTTATACCGCATCAGATGGTTCTTACGTTTATAGTGAGTATTGGCCTTCGGGCACTACTGCTACAGACATCGTGGCATATGTGTATGATGATCCATACACTGTGTTTAAAGTTCAAAGTGCAGGATCCCCTGCTCAGACTAATATCGGTAATTGTGCTGATGTTGTTGCTGGGGCAGGTTCAACTGTAACTGGACAATCTGGATTTGAAATTAGCGGAACAATGGCTGCAGGTATTGCTACCTGTAAAATCATTGGTCTGTATGAAGGTCCAGACAATGCATTCGGCGCAAACGCTGTCATGGAGGTGCTTATTAACGAGCATATTCTTGGCACGAATGTTGCTGGTATATAGGAGGGTATGAATAATGGCTATGAATAGAGCACAATTTGCTAAAATGCTCGAGCCAGGACTGAATACTCTTTTCGGTCTTGAATACGACAGCTATCCCCCAGAATACTCAGCAGTCTTTTCTTCTAACAGCTCAAGTAAGGCTTTTGAAGAAGATGTATTGTTGCAAGGTTTTGGCTCTGCACCAACTAAAGATGAAGGTGCAGCAATTTCGTATGATACTGGTAGTCAGCAATGGACTGCACGTTATCAGCACGAAACTGTTGCTTTGGCATTCTCAATTACTGAGGAAGCTGAAGAGGATGGTCAGTATGGTTCGATTGCATCACGCTATACTAAAGCACTCGCACGCTCAATGGCTTCTACTAAAGAAATCAAAGCTGCGAATGTTTTAAATAATGCACAAACTGCTGGTTTCAACGGTGGCGACGGTGTTGTACTTTTAAGTGCATCTCACCCAACTACTGCTGGAGTTCAGTCTAATGTGCTAGCAACTGCCGCAGACTTATCTGAAACTTCACTAGAGTCTATCCTTATCCAAATCTCGGATATGAAAGACGATCGTGGACTACGGATTGCTGCGCAAGGTACACAGTTGATCATTCCAACTGCTTACACTTTTGTTGCAGAGCGTTTGTTAGAATCACAGCTTCGCACAGGTACAGCGGACAACGACATCAATGCTATCAAATCAGGCGGTTATCTGCCGAAAGGATATCATATTATGCGTCGTCTAACTGACTCAGATGCGTTCTTTGTTCAGACAGATGTTCCTGATGGCATGAAAATGTTCCAACGCTCGCCTATGAAAAAAGGCATGGAAGGTGATTTCGAAACTGGTAACGTGCGCTACAAAGTGCGTGAGCGTTATTCTTTCGGTGTTACTGACTGGCGTGGAATCTTCGGCACAGAAGGTGCTGCATAATAAAATAAGGGAGGGGAGCTTGTCTCCCCTTCTTACTATCAACTTGACAGCGCAAGCTGACTCTAGCCACGACAAGGAGATACAACATGGCTAATACAACTTTTACAGGAGCAGTCCGCTCCGAAAACGGATTTAAGGTAGTATCTAAAAATGCTACAACAGGTGCATATACCGATGTTGCTTCTATTGCCTCAACAGGTATTGTAACAAATAAATATGTTAAGCACGTTGGCTTTGCAACAGGTGTAACAGTAAACACCACAGCAGGGGATAGCCCAGCAATCGGTGAGTTTACTCAGCCTGCAAACACAATTATAACTGACATTAAGATTTTTTGTGACACAGCTCCAGTTATTGGAACAGGTGACATTGGTTACGAAGTTGGCACATCGTCTTCTGGTGCGCAAATTGTTGCTGCTGTAACAGATGAGATTCTGGATGGTGGCACAACTGTTGTTGCTCACAATGTAACATTGACAACTCTTGTTGTACAGACGCAAAGTGGAACAACAGCTCCTGCTTCAGTTCAGTATACAGACACCGAAAGAACTATCTATTGTAATATCACTAATACAGTGGATGCAACAACTGCTGGATCTTTTACTTTCATAATTGAGTATGTGCAGATTGCATAATTTAATTTGGGTGAGCTTAACCTCTCACCCATTATTTTAGGAGGTTAATTTGGCAGATCTTACAACAACAACTAAAGTTTCCGAGAACTCTCGTGAAGTTGTTTTTGCTTTCCAGTATCAATATATTGATGGTGGTGATGAAAGTGCAGTATCTAAAATAGATGTTTCTGCATTAACTAAAGATGCAAATGGAAACACTTGTACAGGAATTCGAATCGCAGAGTGTTGGTGGGTAATTAAAGCAATGACTGTTGAGGTTCTTGCTGATGCTGACGTGGATGTAATTGTTATGCACCTTGACGAAGGTCAGTCAGGATACCAAGATTTTTCTAAATTTGGTGGACTGCCTACAACTTCGGGTTATGGTGCTAATGGAACTGGTGATGTTAAGTTCACAACAACTGGTGCTGGTGCAGCAGGGGATGCTTATCAGATTATTATCAGAGGGATTAAACAGTATTAATGGCACTCTCAGGAACAGTAGCATTTAGACCAGACGTTGAAGAAGTAGTCACCGAAGCCTATGAGCGTTGCGGAATAGATCCGCAAACTCGAACAGGTGATCAGGCTGTTTCTGCTCGACGAAGTTTAAACATGCTGTTCTCAGAGTTTGCCAATAGAGGAATTAATTACTGGGCAGTTTCGCAAAATACATTAACTTTGGCTGATGGGACAGCTTCTTATACTTTACCAGCAGGAACGATAGACATTATCGATGCTGTTATAAGAGAAGGCACAAACGACCAGACCATAAACAGAGTTACAATTTCTGATTACAATCAAATCCCGAATAAAACAACTGAAGGCAAACCAAGCCAATACATGCTTGACAAACAATACACTCCTGTTGTTTATTTCTGGAATGTTCCTGATAAAACATACAGCATGGTTTATTGGGCAGTAAACCAACTTGATGATATAACAGCCTCGAATCAAGATACAGATGTTCCTTATCGGTGGAGCGATTGTATTTCAGCTGGACTGGCAGCAAAATTATCTCTTAAATATGCACCCGACAGATTTCAATTATTAAACGAGCTTTATGAAAGAGCTTTCAGCTTCGCAGCATCTTCTGACAACGATGGTGTAAGTTTACGAATACAACCAACCGCATTGAATTTGGTATAACATGGCAAAATATGCAAAAGGCAAAAAATCATATGCGATAAGCGACCGAGGTGGCCAAAGAGTTCGCTATACTCAGCTCAAGACAACTTGGGATGGTTTGCGTGTTGCTCCTGATGAGTGGGAACCAAAACACCCACAGCTCACTCCTGCGAAAAATGTTATAGATGCCCAGCAATTATTTCAACCTAGGTCGACTGCCCAAAGCCAAGAAGACGTTGTAATTTATATTGGTTATGCTTTTGATCCGTTCTTACCAATACAGGAAAGACCACCAGTTGGCTGTCCTGGGCATGGCAATACTGGTTTAATAGACAGAATAGATTTCGAGGCTTATCCGGAAGTAACAGGTGTTGCTGGTACTGGTGCAGTCGGAACCGAGGCACTAGAGCTTTCTATCAATGAAGCAGGTGTTGCAGGAACAGGTGGTGTTGGAGTCGAGATCCCAGTTGTTGAAGTAACAGGAGTTTCTGGTGGTGGAGGTTCTGGAGCTGTTGGTGTCGAGGCACTTAACCTCTCAATCTTAGAAACTGGAGTGGCTGGCACAGGTGGTGTTGGTGCTGAAGTGCCTCAAGTAAATGTACTAGAAACGGGTGTAGCAGGAACAGGTGGAACTGGAACTGTTCAGTCTGGTTCTATCGTAGTCGATCAAGAATGGGGTTCTGGAACTTACGGTTCTGGAACTTGGGGTAATTAAATGAGCTATACAACTTTAGTTGCAAATATACAGAACTTTGTAGAAGACGACTCTACAGAGCTGAGCAACTCAATCGATACTATAATCGCTCAGGCTGAGGAGATGGTTTTTCAAAGATTCCCTAATCTCCCTTGTTTTAGAAACGTAACAACAGG